TATAGAAAATCAGAAGATGTCCGGGGGGTGCCAGAATGGATCAACGCCAGAAGTTGAAAATTCTCAGGGAAAAATCAAGAAGAGAAGCCCTAAAAAAACAAGAGGAAAACTTTGAGTTGTTCGCCAGGGATGAGATAAAAATAATTACTAAAGACCCTTCTAAAGGCTTCGTTCCCTTCAAGTTTAACGCCTCACAAAAAATAATTGATAGGGCCCTCGAAAAACAGAGGGAAGAAACTGGGAAAGTCCGGGCGGTAATTTTAAAAGCGAGACAACAAGGAATATCAACTTATTGTTCTGCCCGGGTGTTTTGGAAAACCTTCTTCGTACCTAACACACGTTCGGTGGTTATGGCTCACGACAGTGCTACTTCAGACGCCCTCTTCGACATGTCTAAAAATATTATAGACAGGATGGGAGAGAGTAAACCGGAGACATATAGATCCAATGCTAAAGAAATTAAGTTTGCTCACAATAATTCAGGTTATCGCCTGTACACAGCCGGGGCCAAGGAAGCCGGAAGGGGCACGACACCCACTATTGCCCACCTCTCCGAAATTGCGTTCTGGAACTTCGACAAAGAAATCCTTGCAGGGCTCTTCCAAGGGATTTCCCAGGCCGATGGTACTGAAGTAATCCTTGAGTCTACAGCCAATGGTGCTAGTGGAGAGTTCTTCAGGTTATTCAGAGACGCTGAAGAAGGTAATAACGAGTATATAGCTATCTTTATCCCGTGGTTCGCCACTGAAGAGTATGTAAGATCTCTTCCCAAAGGCTTTGAACTTACTGTGGATGAAGAAGACTATAAAGAAAACTATGACTTGACAGATGAACAACTTTACTGGAGAAGGCTTAAAATAGCTGAGAGTGGAGAAGATAAGTTCAGACAAGAGTATCCCGCCACGGCAGAAGAGGCTTTCTTAGTCTCGGGCTCTAGCGTATTCAATCAAGAACAAGTAGGGAAGCTTATTCCAGTGACACCCAAGTCCGTAAGGAACTTCGATGACACAACAGGGTTCTTTGAAGAATCTCGCCGGGGCCCACTCGAGGTATGGCAGGTTCCTGGGTTTGACTCTAAGTTTATCATTGGGGCAGACGTAGCACTGGGGGTAGGCCAAGATTATAGTACTGCGGTAGTACTTGATGTGGAAGGAAATGTTTGTGCAACCTACAGAGACAACACTATTGACCCATCTAATTTCGGTGATATACTATTTTATCTGGGTAGGTATTACAACAATGCCCTTATGGCAGTGGAAAGCAATTCTATGGGAATTGCCACTATCACAAGACTACAACAAATGGGGTATGTCAATCTCTATTACCAAACAAAACGAATGACCGCCATGAACGATGAGGCCGGGTTAAAACCAGGGTTTAGAATGACTACGGGCACTAAGCCTATGGTAATTGGTTACCTTAAACGGGCTATAGACGAGGATGATATTTGGATTCCCTCAAAGAACTTAATAGATGAGCTTAAAGTTTATGTGTCTAATGATAACGGACAGACAGGGGCTTTACCAGGTCACCACGATGACCTAATAATGGCGCTGGGAATAGCTTGGGAAGCCAGACGTACTCACCTAGATAAACTAACTAATGACAGAATATCCTGGAGAGATAGACACTTTGTAAAAGAGAAAGAGGAGGTATGGTTATGAGTGAGCTTAAAAAGAAGTTAGCAGAAGCAAGAATAAAAGCCGCTAAACACCCGGGGGGTAAGAATCTTAACATAATAGACTCTACTGAAATGGCCCGGGAGTTACAGTTAAACTCTGCTGCTTCAAGGAAGAAAAATAATGAGGCCCGTGAAGATGCAGAAAGACTCCTGAAAGAATTTAAGAAGAGGGGCGATGAAATGGCTGCCCTAGATCTTAAAGGTCTGGACGTAATGAAATTAATTATGGGAGACGCTATTGTTAAGGGTGATACAAGAACTGCTGCTGCTCTTGCTGCGCAAGTTGCAGAGTATGAGACCCCCAAGCTTACACGTCAGGAGGTTCATTCTACCGTTATGGATGTTACTGAGCTTAGCGATTCAGAGCTTGAAGAGTTACTTAATTTGGAAAAAGAAACAGTAGAAAAGGGAGTACACTAATGTCACTTTGGCAGGCACCTAAAGGCGTGAAGAAGAAGAATGGTAAAGTATGGGATCCTACAGTAAAAGCCTCAGAACTACGGTATGAGACAGATAAGTCAAGAGACATGAGACCACCTGAAGAAATTAAAGAAGCAAAAAAGAATCAAAAGATAATTGAAAGATTTGAATTAAAATAGAGTTCGCCTGCGACAAACTTTCTCTCCTTTCCTTGTTGCAAGGGGTTCCCGGTGTCCCCGAGGCGGTATCACCGGGCATATACTTAACACGCCATATTTAACAATAATAAAATAGGGAGAAAAAATGAGAAGATATTTAAAAAGACTTTACTGCGCTATATTAAATAAAAAGTGTAATGAAGAGTGTAATTGTCTTGACTAAAATTAGGGTGCCCTGAGTGGTCCAACAGAAGGATTGAAACATGAGTATGAGTGGTTATAAAGAAGCCGTCAGTGACGAGCTAACTATTGCGCTTATCGAACAGGGAATAACTAACTCCGCAGGAGATTGGTTAAACTCTTCTGATATGGCAGAAGAAAGACAAAAGTCTACCTATGAGTATGCTGGTCTTGCCAAACATCACCTAACACCTAATGGTGTGTCTTCTATTGTTGCTACCGACACAACAGAAACAGTTGAAGCTTACCTGGCCATTATCTCCGAGCTTATGTTTAACAATAATAAAATAGCCAGATTCCTTCCTTACTCAGGTTCCCCTAAAGATATTAAGGCGGCCCAAGAAGCCTCAGACCTTACTAACTATTGTATTTTTAAAAAGAATAAAGGCTGGGAACTGCTAAACACCTGGGTTAAGAGCTCTTTGCTCTGGAAGAATGCTATACTTCGCTGGGACTTTATGGAAGACTATAACCATGAGTTTGAAGAGTTTGATACTATAACCGAACAAGCCCTAGACCTTAAGTTAGCCGATCCTGAGATAGAGTTAGTGGGAGAGCTAGCAGGTGATGTGTTAGGAAATTATACTAACGTAAGACTTAAGCGCACTATAAATAACTCAAGAGTTAAAATAGAAAATGTGCCCCCTGAAAACTTCAGGATAACACGGGACGCCACAAGTATTGAAGACGCTCAGTTTGTTGGTATACAAGTAGAGATGACCAGATCAGAAATAAGAAAAGAGTGGCCTGAGATTTCTGATACTATAGACGACTGGGATAACTTAGCAGGCTACAGTAGTAGTGGAAAAAGCTCTTACCAAATAGAGCCTGCAGTAAGAAAAGAAGTAGTAGGTCTAACTTACTACGATGGGGAAGACGTAGGCTTGGAAGCTAACTCTACTGTTGATGTAACAGAGTGTTGGGTCAAAGTAGACAGGGATGGCGATGGTATCGCAGAGTTAAAACACTTTATTGTGGCAGGAACAGTTATCCTGTACGAAGAAGATGCTAAGTCGGTTCCTCTTTGTTCTATTTGCCCTTTTGAAGTACCTTACGAGTTCTATGGTTTAAGTGTGGCGGACATGACAAGAAGTTCTACTCTTGCGGCCACAGCCATACTAAGGGGTTTTGTTGAAAATACTTACCTCACTAACTACAGTCCTAAGTTAGCTGATCCTAACGTAGTAGACTTCAGTGCACTACAAAATATGAAACCTAAAGACCTTATTCCTACTAACGGTAATCCTGCAACAGCAGTTGCTGCCTTGCCCCCAGAACAAATTTCTACTGGTACTGTGCCTATACTAGAGTACTTACAAACTCATAAAGAGCAAGCCACGGGTATGTCTAAAGCAGCCCAAGGTTTACAGGATGAACTTTATGTTTCAGGTAACTCTGAGGTTAAACTAGCTCAAGTAATGAATGCTTCTCAGAAAAGAGTTCAACACATAGTAAGGCGCTTCGCTGAAACAGGCTTTAAACGCTTGGCTGAAGGTGTCTACAGTACTATGAAAGCTAACCTAGATAAAATGACTGTTCAAGACCCTAAGTACGGTGCACTTGATGTAGACATTAAAGCACTCCCTAAAAGTTTAGAGCTAGAGGTTGATGTAGATCTTGGAGAAAACTCCAACGCTAATAAACGTGACAAGTTACAGATGTTAGCCAAAGAACTAATACCACTGTTAAATCAGGCAGGCGCGGGTTCTTTGATGAAAGTAGATGCTTATGCTACTATTGCAAATCAACTATTAACGTCCCTGGATTTGAATCCTTCGGATTACTTAGAAGATCACGAGACCGAAGAGTTTCTACAAAAGGCTCAAAAACAGTTAAAACAAAAAGAAGAAGACGCCGCTAAAATGAAAGCTATAGCAGAAGCTAAAGCTAAATCAGAACAGGCTCAGGCAGAGGCTAACGTACGCTACACAGACATTCAGGCCGATAACGCTTATCAAGATAACGCAAGACAACTGGCTATTGCTATAGACACTCACTTCCAGAAGTGGGCGGACATGGGAATGAAAGCTAATAAAGATGAAGTCGAGGTTCCAGAGGCTCCTGACTTCCAACAGTTAATGGCTACCTCCAAAGAAATACTGGAGGGGCTTTCAACTAAACCTGCAGCGCCTGCAGCTCCAGGGCCCTCCCAGTCTAGAGTTGCAAGCCCTGCTATGGGTCAACCCCAGGAGTAAGTAGATGACCGATGACGTAGCTTTTTCCCACGAGGAATATAAAGAAATGCTAAGATTAGAAGAGATTAAAATTGCTGCTAAACAATTAGAAGAGTTTAATAAAAAGTATAAACAGGAAGAAGTTACGGTTGTAACTCCAGTTGAGGGATAAATGAACAAGTATAAAGATGCAGCCGAGAAGAGGCTAACCGGAAAAGTACATCCGGACAGAGCAGCGCAACTAGCTTTAGCTAATGCAAAGTTCTCTAAACAACATCGAGAAGAATTTTTTACTGACGCTTACGGTGATATTCTCGTTGATTTGTTTGTACAATGGTTAAATACGGAACCACACGAAAGTAAGTCGCGAGATCACTTGTACCACTGCGCAATGGCTCTCGGGTCTATCAAAGAGAAGATGCTTCAAATTGAAACTTATGGAAGTAATTTGGAGACTATAAAGGAGAATAAGAATGGGATTAATTAAAGAAGAAAATAGAGAAGCAATAATGGGGAACATAAATACCTCGTTAGATTATTTTTTTAATACTGAGTTTGCAGGGCCCACAGGGTCCTTCAAAGTTAGAGTAAGCGCTCAGATAGTTTCTGATCTGCTTAAAATAAGAGATTTTGTTGAGGGTGATAAACCTAAAACAAATAAAGCTCCCGTTTCTAAAAAGGGAGATAACTAATGGCTGAACGACAAACCTCTACCCCACAGGATGACGTAATTGTTAACAGCGGTGATGAAGACGCACAACTCAATGACATTCTAAGTAGATCCCCGTTAGCGCAAGCTGCAGGGATTGTGCCAGAATCTCTACCTGAGGCCGAAAAGAACCCGACTACAGAAGCTGAGGAAATCGTTGAAGACCTTGCCCCAGAAACTGAAGTTGCAGAAAACGAGGACGATGTTGAGGAAGAAGACACAGAAGAAAAATCAGAAAAAGATACCGAAGGTGGAGATGATAAGTCTACCGAAACCGAGACGTACGCCTTATCTGATTTAGAAGATGTGATGGTAACCCACAAGATAGACGGTGAAGATATTACTTTACCCTTATCAGAATGGATTGCTTCTTCTGCTACCAAGCAGCACTTGTCTAAACAAGGTCGAGAACTAGGTGAAGCAAAGAAAGCTTTAGAGGACGAAAAGTCTAAGAAGTTAACTGAGCTTGATCAACTAGGATCAGCGTTAGCTGCTGGTCTGTATCAAACCGAAGCGCAAGCACAACAGGTTTATGTAGAATTAACAGCTAAGATTGAAAAAGCAACGGCGGAAGACGATACCTACGAGTTAGGTGAGTTGACTAAACAACGTACTGTTGCACAACGTAATTATTGGGAAGCCAGAAACAACAGAGAAGCTGTTTTAACTGAGGTAAAGAAACATCAAGAAACTAATCAACAAGCTCAATTTCAAGAAAATGTGAAATATTTTAATGAACAAATCATTAATACTATTCCAGACTGGTCTGAAGCTGTAGCAAAAGAGTTGAGAGAGTTTGCCTTAGAAGAAGGATTACCAGAACGATTACTTAATGTTATTACAGACCCTACCATAGTTAAGTTTGTTTATGATTATAAGCAACTTAAAAAAGGTGTAAGTAAAGGTTCTGTAAAACGCAAAGAAGTACGTAAACTTAAGACACCTGTGAAGCGAGCTGCCCCGGAACAAAAAGTCCGACAGGATCGTGAGCAGATGATTAAGGCCAGAGCAATGAAAGAAAACGCTTCCAAAGAAGATCAAGATGCTTTCATGAAACAATACGCAACTAAGTCATTAGGAGGATAACAATGGCATCAGGTTCATACGCAACCCAAGGGGCAAGCGATAATCGTTTTGACTCCGGAACTGCAGGAGCGGCAGTCTCAGAGAATGAGGATCTAGCTAATTTTATTAGTATGATTACACGCGCCGAAACACCGTTTATGTCGTCTATCGGCAAAACAAAAGCCACAGGTATATACCATGAGTGGCAAACAGATGAGTTAAACGCACCAGCTGATTCTACAATGAAGCAGGGCGCTGACTTTGATAACGTTGGTCCTGACGGAGCAACAGACGCAGCGGATGGAGGTAACACTATCTCTAGCCGAAACAGAACACGTCTAGGTAACTACACACAGATTAACGGTAAAACTGTTTCTGTGTCTGGAACTAAGCGTGCTGTTGATCAAACAGGTGTCGCAGACGAGTATGCTTACCAGCTTAAAAAGCGTGGTACTGAACTTCGTCGTGACGTAGAATCAGATATGATTCATTCAACTAACATTGCTATACCAGGTGCTTCCGGCACTAAAGGTAAAATGGGCGCTGTTATGTCTTGGATGAATACTGCTGCAAACACAGTGCTTGCAACTGGTTCTACTTTTCAAGTACCTTCAACCCTCCCTACAGGAGCAGGCACTGATGGTACTGGGGCACATCGTATTGGTTTAACTGCTGCTACAGATACTAGGGTTGCTCTAGAGCTTTCCTACGTAGATCAGGCAATGGAAAACATTTACGAAGCTGGTGGTAAAGCCACCCGTGCAATGATGTCACCTAAAAATAGGAGAGTTTTCTCTTCTAAAGCTCAGGCTGCAAACAGCAATGTTCGTAGAAATATAGACGAAGGCGGTAAGCTACGTGCTTCCGTAGACGTGTATATGTCTGATTTTGGTGATATTATGATTGAACCAAACTACATTATGGGTCTGGCTAAAAACTCTTCTTTAAGAGTAGGTAACCATGCCACTAATGTTCAGAACGGCGCAATGGCTAATCTGATGATATTGGTTTATGATCCACAGTGGTTTAAATCAGCTACACTACGTCCTCTGAAAGAAGTCGATGTAGGCCAAAAAGGTGACTCAACAGTCGGTATGATTGTTGAAGAGTGCACTCTTGAGTGTTCTAACCCTTCCGGTTCTGCAATGATTCTAGGACTTAACGGAGCCTAATGTTCACAACTACCCCTGGGGTAAAACCCAGGGGTCTTTTTTTGGAGAATAAAATGTTATTAAAAATTACTAATAACTCCGGTGGTACGGTAGCTAACGTTACTGATGGGGGGTTTATGTACGTGTCTTTTAGTTCAGTAATTACTACTAGTGTTAACGCTATAACTCATTATAAAGCGGATAACAGCGGTAGTTATGTCGCTGTGCCTAGTGGCCATAAAGCCGAAGTCGGAGAAATTACTCGACACGGAGAATTTTCAACAGTATTGAGAAGTTAATAAAATGGCAAGATTTAAACATTCAACAGACCTCGGAGATGTAGAGGGTAAGATAGAGTTTGAAGGTGGAGTGCGAGGGTGGAGTGTCACCCAAGATATAGATCCTTTCCTTAAAGAAGCTAAAGAACAAAGAGATATTGGGTTTAATAAGAAAACTCACTACCGAAAATTTGCCTCTATACCAGATGTAGTAGCAATAGAAGTTATGACTAATCATGGAATAAATATTCATGACCCCGAAGTTATAAGCGACAAGTGGGAAATGAAAAAATTTAAAAACATAATCATAAAAGAGTATCCATATCTGGTGGTTAGCACTTAGGAGGATAGCAATGGCAACCTACGAGGAAACCCTCAACAACTTAAGAGACTGGTCTGATAGAGATTCAAGTATTTTAAGTAATGCTTTAGTTAAAAAGTTTGTTACTTTTGCTGCGGATAAAGCTTATCGTAGCCTCAGAATACCTGCTTTAGAAACAACAGCAGATTTCACAGTTACAGCAGCAGATATAGTAACTAACCCTTCTAATCTAGGTACGGAAATGAAGATGGCGGCACCCAGTGATCTTATTGAACTTATCTATATACAGAGAAAAGGGGCAGGGATAGTTTGGAACACTAAAGTTGATTCCAGAACTTTCCACGACAGGTTTGCCGATAAAACTAGTTTTAATTTTTATACTAGAGTGGGCTCTAATTTTCTTTTACACGGCACTATAAACGTAAATGATGTGCTGGAAGTCCACTACTATCGAAGACTCCAAGCTTTAGACGCTCAATACGCTATAACTGAGGCTAATTACTTATTACAAGGGACTCAAGGTATTGCTGCTATGACACGACAAGCTTCATCCAGTAGTGCTACTGATTTTAATAAAGCCTCTACTATCCTTTATTTTCCTGCCGGTACAACTACCAGTCAAATAGATGCGTACACCCCTACTCAAGCATCACTTGTTTCAGGGACCATAAGTGGAGTTAATTATAGTGTAACAGCACATATGTTACCTAATCATATTGCTAACTGGTTAAGAGATGAAAATGAGAGAATTCTTTTATATGGCGGGCTAGCAGAAGCGTACGACTACTTAGAGGAGAATGAGCTATCTACAAGATTCGAGAAAAGATTCTACGATGAAATAGATAGATTAAATGGAGAGGAAGCAAGAAGAATAGCAAAAGGCGGGAATATTTCTATAAGTTTTTCTGCTAATGGTTTAATCTAGGAGAATAAAATGGGTTTTACATTAACTAACGTTGACAACGATTCTCCTGGGGGAGTGTTTAACGCTTCTAAAGATATTCAGTCTCATGCTGCAACTGCCTCTGATGCTTCTCTTAAATCTTTCCAGGAAAGTTATTTAGGGGCGCTTAGCTCTGATCCAACAACTACAGCCTATGGTACTGCAGTATCAGAAGGGATGATTTATTTTAATACTACCGATGATGTAACTAAAGTACATGACGGGACAAGCTTTAAAACAATGTCTCCTGGGGATACTGGTATAGCTAATATAGATATACTAATAAATAAATTTGATGGTAGTGCAACAGCTACTAGCGGAACAACTAAAAACCTTGCTTTGGTTAATGCTGTAGCCACAGACGCTGCGGACATAGGTGCGGTAGCAGGAAAAGCTACTGAAATAGGGTTGTTAGGTACTAGTAATAATATTACTGCAATGGGACATCTTGGTACTGCAGCAGCAGTAGAAGATATGGGAATCTTAGGTACTACTAATGTAGTAGCAGATATGGCTATACTGGGCACCAGTGATGTTGTAGCAGATCTAAACACTCTTGCTACTTCAGACATTATTTCTGATATGAATGACTTAGCCACTAGTGCTAATATTACCGCAATGGGGCACTTAGGTACTTCTGCTAATGTTACTGCAATGGGGACCTTAGGTACTTCTGCCGTAGTAGGCCATATAACAGCGTTAAATGGGACTAACGTATTAACCTATATAAGTAACTTAAACGGAACAGATGTTATTAATAATATTAATGCTTTGAATGGTTCAGGGGTTATTAGTAATATAAGTACAGTAACAAACATTCAAGCTAACGTAACTAAAGTTGCTAATATAGACGCTAATGTAACTAAAGTTGCTGATATAGATGCCAACGTAACTAAAGTTGCTGATATAGATGCTAACGTAACTAAAGTTGCAGTAATAGACGGTAATGTGACTACAGTTGCAGGCATTGATAGTGCTGTAACTGCTGTTGCAGCTATACACGGAAATGTAACCACTGTAGCAGGGATCAATACTACACACTTAAGTAACGTATCCGGGGTCGCTACCAATGTAGGGCTACTAGGGACCAGTGGCGCAGTATCAGACATCAATGATGTTGCAGGACAAATAAGCCCTACTAACAATATTAACACTGTTGCAACAGCTGTTAGTAATATTAATCTTGCAGTTACTAATCTTAGTTCTATTAATAACTTTGCAAATAAATACAGAATAGCTTCCTCTGCCCCCAGTTCAGACAACGATGACGGTGATCTTTATTACAATACCAGTAGTAATACTCTTTATCTTTATGATGGTTCAGCCTGGCAACAAGCGGTCTTTAATACTGCTGGGGCTCTGTTTGACTCTGATTTTGGCTCTCAAGGAATTATACTAAGAGGTGCAAGCTCAGGGTCTTATAGTATACTAACAGACAATAGCAGTAATTGGAATACGGCTTTTGGTTGGGGGAATCATGCTTCAGCGGGTTACGCTGTTGCACTTAACGCTGCTCTTACAGGAAACCCTACAGCCCCTACTGCAGGAGCCAGTGTTAATACTACACAATTAGCTACTACTGCTTATGTAACTACTGCTATTGCTAACTTATCTGATTCTGCTCCAGGTACGTTAAATACACTAAATGAACTTGCAGCTGCGCTAGGGGATGACGCTAGTTTTAGCACTACAGTAACTAATAGTATTGCTACTAAAGCCCCTCTAGCTAATGCTAATTTAACAGGTAACCCAACAGCACCAACTCAAGCAACTTCTGATAATTCTATTAAAATAGCTACAACAGCTTACGTTGCCGCTAAAGTAACCGCAGTTTCAGTAACTTCCGATGATGTTACTGCTCTTGCAATAGCCCTAGGGTAAGGAAAAATTATGGCAAATACATTTAAAGTTAAAACAAATGCAGCTATGTCTGGATCAGCAAATAGCCCTGATGTTTTGTACACTGTTCCAGCTAACGAGAGAGCGGTTGTATTAGGTTTAATACTGGCAAACGTTCATACTAGTCAAGTTACAGTATCAGTTCAATTAGTTTCTGCTACCAATGATGTAGAAACTAATCAGACAGTATACTTATTAAGAAAAGCGCCAATTCCTTCAGGGTCATCTTTAGAAATATTATCTGGGAATAAAGTTATAGTTCAAGCCGGAGATATAATAAAAGTAGAGTGTGACACTGCAGCTAAAATAGACGCAACATTAAGTATTATGGAGATTGATTAATGCCTTATTTAGGGAACACCCATACTAGCTTACTTACTACACAAAGTTTAAATATTACTGGTGATGCAGACATCGGGGGAACCCTAGAAGCAGATGTTATTACAGTCGATGGTATAACATTATCAGAGACTATAGCAGACACCGTTGGTGCTATGGTAACTAGTAATAACGAAACAGGAATTACAGTAACCTATCAAGATTTAGACAATACTCTAGATTTTGTTATTGGAACATTAAATCAAAACACCACTGGTTCGGCAGCTACTCTTACTACTCCAAGAGCTATTGGTGGAGTAAACTTTAATGGGTTTGCTGATATTAACCTTCCAGGAGTTAATGCTGCTGGAAATCAAAATACTACTGGTTCAGCTGCTACTCTGACAACTACTAGAGCAATAGCCCTTACAGGAGATGTAAGTGGCACTGCTAACTTTAATGGGTCTGTTGGTATAACTATAACTACTACCATTGCTGATAATGCGATAGACTCTGAACATTATACGGATGGTTCTATTGACACAGAACACATAGCTGCGGGAAATGTAACTCAAGCTAAAATAGCAGACCAAGCAATTAATGAAGCTAAGATGCAAATATCTAATGCTCCACAAAACGGGTATACTCTTACTGCTCAGTCTGGCAATACTGGCGGGATGACATGGGCAGAAGCAGGGGGAGGAGGAGGTACGGCTGTAGTTGCTAGTACTATTTTAGGAAGTGCTGCTGCTTCTATTACTGTTACAGGTTTTTCTACAACTTACGACCTTTACAGGTTGGAGTTTGATTTAATTGCAACCGATGATGGGGTGAGTGCAAACGCTGAGGAAACAAAAATGTTTGCAACGAATGATTCGGGAACTGCTTATACAGATAATAAATATCAGGTTCTAAAAATAGGGGACCTCTCTGGCACTAATCGTGCCGACCAAAATGAATGGAGAACACAGACTACTGGTATGCACGCTGTAGTGCTTGAAAATGGTAATAATAACGCAGGGTCACAAATGGGTCCTGTGGGTCACGGATATATGATGATAATGAATCCTAAAAACACTAGTAGAGCTTTCCATGCAGACGTATATTTTGCTGCAAGAACCGACATCGCATCGGAGAGGATAGTTTTTGTTTATGAAGGTCACGCCAAAGATATAGGTGGTGTTCAATACGTAAGAATAGACGGTGGAAATTTTGCAACAAACAGTAGGCTTACCTTAATTGGCTATAATAAATCGTAAGGAGTAAATAAAATGGCAAACCAGTATAATTGTATAAACAATGAAATGATTGAGATGACTGATGCGGA